ATCCTTCGTGTCGTACAACACTCATCAATACATGCGGTTGATACATGTATGCCTTATTAAGATAGAAATGATTACTGACAGTATGATATACACCACGATGACTACGAGGAAAATACCTCTCATCAGCAAGATGTACATGCACACCAATCTTCTTGAATGCAATCATAATTTCGTCAAACTCATCCTTCACATAATCCCAATTTGCATCAGGATATGCTTTCATCAAATCAATAGATGAGTTAATACGTTCTACATCCTTTGTACATTCTTTGAGGAGCATACAACCCATGGCATCCATGGAGTAGTAACCCTTAGTAATCTTTTCTTCACCAGCATTTACTGCTAGTCCATGTGCCATGCCAAACATAAGTCCAGCAAGGATTGCATTACGGAGTTTCATCAATCGCCTCAACAAATTGTTTACGGAATTCTTCTACTTGTTCAAATACCTCATCGGAAAGAGGAGGTCCAGATTGAACAACTGGTGCAAGGATTACAGCAGCACCATCGGGTCTTTCGATACGCCAAACGCAACGATTGCGCTCACACATATCAACCAGAAAATCAAAATACTTTTCTGCTTCTTCTAGAGTTACTCGAATTGGTTCGTTCATTTTACTGCAAAACAATAGGTGATAAGGTCGGCATCAAGTATCTCCTGAACCTCTGAGATTGTTTCAGAGAATCCAGCAGCACCCTCCATGTCCATTTTCCATTGTACTTCGTTTTCATAACCTTCGTCATCGACAAGGGTCATCTTACGCTTCGAGAAATTGACAAAGACGTGTGCGAGGGAATCCATAGGTCTCCTGGTTACTCCGTAAGAATAGCACGGACACAGGGGGTTGTCAAGGGTCAGTTCAAGAAAATAGTCTTACCAGAAATCCTGACAATGCCCTCAGACTGAAGGTTTAGAGCGGCAGTCGCATCGATAGTACCAACGCCAGTAGCAGAAATTTTGAAGAGACCAGAAAGACAATTAACAATAAACGGACCAGCATTAACAACAGTTGTATGACCTGTGTTAACAATACAACTGTAGTTACCAACAGGATTATTGATGCTGAATTTAGGGAATGGGTCTGTAGGAGCAGACGCCATGGTGATATCAAATGAACCGCAAATTTTATAAAATACGCCTGGCGTAACTGCTGTTGGAATAGGTGGTGTATTAATATAGTGATATTCAGTGATGGTAGTCAATGACCAAGAACTACCAGCATTCATTTGAATTTCAGTACCAGTATACTGCTGGTTTGTATTTGTAACTTCTAAGTTAGCACCTGCAGTTTTGATTGATTGACCAGCAAGTTCAATTTCTGCCGCTTGAATAGCGTATTTTGCACCAGCAATGTTGATGTCAATATCAGAACCAAATCGCATAGTATGCTTCTGAACTTTTTCAGAAGTCTCTTTCCCTTCTTGATTTTTTGCTACTGTTGGAGCACCTTCAGCACCAATAAAGAAACCACCACCAACTTCAATGTGACAATCACCAGTAATTTTTAATCTATAATCACCCTCAACATTAGTAACTTTGTTTTTATCAATAGTTTCACAATCATCACCATGAACTTCTTTCGTGTAATTACCAGCATAAGAACTATGGTCGGCAATTAAGTTACCAGTATCGTCTTTTCCGCCACCCTGTTCTTTCTTATACTTATCTAATTTTTTCTGCTTTTCTTCTTCAGTCATATCTGGAGAATCTTGTCTCAATTGCTTCAGATATGAGTATTCTGCAAAAACAGCATTATTTAAGTTAATAGAAGTATGAGTTGTTCCATTTTCATTTCTACGTTGTGTAGACTGTCTACCTGGTGTGCCGATAAAAACATCATAAGCACCATTGATATGTGTTTTTGCTGCTGTTAAGTAAGGGTCCGCTTCAGCAAAAACAGAATCAACAATACTACCACCACTATTTGCATTGCTACCACCAGCACCACTACCTGCATCACCACAGGAACCTCTGCTCTTACCTCTAAAACTATCCAATGCGTCAAGTTCTGCAGGAGTACAATAAGTAACACCAAAGAAAGGAAAATATCCAGCAGTTGCTTTACCGCCCGTTGGTTCTCTATTACAATTGCTACTAAACAGACTCAAGAAGAAAGATATAATACCAGTGATACTATCAAGACCGTTCTTAAATAAGTCAGTTCCCTCTTCAAAAATAGCTGATGCATTTTCCCAAGTATCAATGATTTGTTGTGCTACTGCGGAAACCTGACCAATGATGCCAGTAATTGTGGAGATAATACTCTGTAATTGACCAATAATATTTTGAACACCACAGAGAACACCGTTGATAATATCATTAACACCTTGAACAACCATTTCTGCTTTACTAATGGCACTGCTCAAGAAAGACTCAACGATACCAATCAATGATTGAATAGGTGCATTAATAAAATTAAGAAGATCGGCGTCAATACCACACAAAGAACTAAGAATTTGTGAAATAATTTGTTGAATTGCAGTAAATACTGCGTATGGCAGACCAGTTTGAATTTGAGTCAAAGATTGCAGTTCTTGCACTAACTGAGACGCACTCTGCCTGATTGCAGAAACAATCTGAGTAAATACTGCGCTTAAGAAGTTTGCTAATTTTGCAGTCAGTTGTTCTGCTTTTACAAGTTTACCCGAAACGATGTCAATGAAATCACCACTTTCACTAGAAATTAGTGAACCTGCACTGTCTGCAATATCTTCAATAAGATAACTTAATTGATACTCTAAACTCTTCCAAGGTCCACCAACACCATTTCCTGTAGGCAATGGTTTCTCAGGATTTCTGGGTTTATGTGGATTACTACTACTTCCAGCAACACCAGGTTCTGTACCAATGTTCCTCGGAGTACCAATTCCACCAGTCTGAAGTGTTTTAGCATTAGGAATAGGAACACTATTGTTACTACCTACGCTATTACCAGCGTTTCCTGGTCTACTGGATGTTTTAAGAATGTTAGTTTCACCAATAGGAAGTTGTCCTGCACCAGGTGCTACACCTGGTTCAATTGCTTCCCCAGTAAATAAAAATGTTTTTGAACTTTCAGTGTCTGGAGATTTATTAACACGAAGAACACCCATTACAATAGGCATTTGAGCGTCTTGCCCATCCATGAAGAATCCCATAACAATTGCACCAGGTTGCAACTGTCCAGATGATTCACCTTGTGAATCATTACCTGCCTGAGAAGTATGCTGAAGAACTGTTGCCCAGGGCAAATCTTCAGTAGGAAGACTATCAGTAGTTCCTCCTCTTACATTAGTGTAATATCCAAGAACACGAACTTTTACTCGTCCCAGTTCCATGGGGTCTTCACTATCTTCGACTTCTCCTACCCACCAGAAGAAACCATCTTTTCCAGCAAAGTTTACTGTAGGTTCATTGACGATACCATCAATAGTGTCTGGACCCATCATTTTTGTAATCTTTAATATACAAATTTATTTATCATGGGCGAAGAGGGGATCGAACCCCCGACCGACTCGGTGTAAACGAGTAGCTCTACCGCTGAGCTATTCGCCCATACGGGTAAAACGGTATAGTTCATTGCTGCCCCATACCATTTCACCTGTTTCTAGGTCAATTCCACGGTCACAAGTATGTAATTTGTTACCGTAGGCATGAATTTCGGAGATTACTTTATCTCCTCGATATCCAGTACAATTGTCACCAGCAAGTGTGCCGTGCCAACCCTGTCCATCGTATGTGAAGAGTATATCACAATCTTCGTGTCTTGTCCAATCTAGATGATAATTTTCGACAAGAACTTCTGTGTCAGAAAGTTGAACAAATTTATGATTCTTCTTTCTATATGGTGAATCAGGTCCATCACACCGTTTGTAGTTCATTGATTGATATCCCTCTTCATGAGGTTTCCAAACAATTTCTACCGATACCCAGTTTGCTGGGTCTGATTGTGCCTGATATCTATTTGTCCAATGACCAAGTAAACAATCCTCAAGTTTCATAAACTAATCAATCGTCATACACCAAGCATTCAGGTTCAGAAGGATTTTGGTCACAGAACAATTCTAAGTACGATGGGTCGTGATGGTCGCCTGCTTCAATTTCTTCCTTGTGATGCTCTACATACTCTTCCAAATCGTGCAGTTCGCCTTCGATGTGACGACGCATCTGAGGGGAGACAGTTGGATCCTGCAGGATTTCCTTATCCTTCTCGATGTGCTTTTCGATGCTTTCCATAGCGTGTGTCGAAGTGATACAGTATTATTTATTATTGAACCGCATCCTTCATCAAGAGCAGTTCAGTAGTCATTTTACGGTTGAATATCTTATGTGTCAACCCAACAATTATGTACAAACCACTATATTTCTTATCAATCTTAGTTGTTTGACCTGATTTGAAAGTCATTGGTAATTCCACAGAAATACCTGACCCAACATATAAATCTAAATTACCAGGAATTGTAATAGACAATTTTACATTCTTGATAGTTTCAATTCGCATCCATTGGTATGCTTGAAGTTCTACCAGTTTATCGTAGTTTGCCTGCCAGTTTGAACTGTACTTAGGGTCAAAAATCTGATTGGGCATCATTGAATATCGAACCCTCTTTGGATACTCTGTCATTGTTTTGACATCCGTATCCATATTATCAATAGGATTCATATCCTTGTTCCCCTTTAAGTGAACCATCTTTGGCCAAAGTTCTTCAACACTGTAACGATATGCAGAAACATATGTGTCTGGACTTGCACCAAGTTTAGAACTGTTAACAGAAACTGGGTCTAAACCAATTGCATATCCAGACCAAGTGCCATGACGTAAACCTTCTAAGTAATTCCTTTCTCCAGGGAAAGCAATTGAATTAATTCTAAATTGGTCTGTAGAAGGGTCAACATTTTTCGGAGAATACAGATAGGTGTATAATCTAGGTTTTGCATTAGTGATATCTGTTTTTTCTGTTGTCTGAGAGTTGATATCTTCGATTATTTTATCAATTGATTTGAAGTGGAATCCAAATGCATTTTCATAGAACAAATATGCACTCTGTGCTTGTGCTCCGCCGCCACGAATAGAGCGATTGCAAATCCAATAGATTGTATCAAAAGGTCTCCAATTAGGAACAATGAAATCATGTCTGTTCAAGGTCTCTTCTACGAAAACCTTTTTACCAGAACCAAGAAAATCTGGTTTTCTAAGTAAAGTATCAACGATATTACCACCTTCAGTCTCGTTATCAAAGATAACTTTTGTATTACCAAAAACATTTATAACTTCATTCTTGACAAACTCTTCAGACACCATTCTGACCATGAACACATCACTTTGCTGATTCGTTCTATTTCTTGCTTCAATAGCATATGCTCTAAAGTTATAAGTATGGTCGTGAATACTTCCTCTAATTTGTATCTTAAATTTTTCAGAACCAGTTAGAGCACCTAAAACACCACCATTATCTTCAAATATAACCGATGCTTCAATACCAGCAGAAGTAAGACTTTCAAAAATTTCTACGTTAGCAACATATTCAACCAGTTCAGACGCACCGTCACTATTTTCCAGCAGTTGACCATCTCTGTAAATTTTCAGAGAAAGAACAACGTCGCCAGTATCAATTCTTGGGATTGTCATTATAGGATGGTTCTAATTGGGTTGCTATAAGAATTTAGAAGTGCAGCAGAAGTTTTCTTTTGCTTACCCCCAGTTGGTATAAATTGAGGTTGACGACCGCCACCACCTGATTGAGCAGCAGACATTGTTTGAGATGCTTGTGCTTCTGCCTGTGCTTGTGCTTGTGCAACACGAGCATTAGCAGCAGATGCAGATGCCATTGCTTGCATTGTAATATCTTCATTCTTCTTAAGATTTAACTCTTCAGCAGAATACCTCTTCAAACTTCTTTGGAATAGTTCTCCGCTTGAATTATTTGCACCAGGAGTTGCGGAATCAGAAGAACTAGAAATATTATTAGATGTATCCCTCATAGGATGTTGGAATAAATCACCATCGCCACCAGCAGGAACACCAGCAAAACTGCTAATAGGGTCTTCTCTGGGTCTGATTGGTGGACCACTTAACAGTCCAGAAATCAAGTTTTTGGGTTTTTCTCTAGACTGCTGTCCAGGGGTGTTTCCATCCATTTCCCTATCATCAGGTGTTACCTGACCTGGTGTTGGTGGGTCTTGCCCTTGCATCTCAGGAGCAG